TCATATGGATTTTTAAGGATATACAACGAAATAAAAGTTTCTTTAAGATGGGCCATAGTATAACCATTGGTGTCTTTAACTAATTTATCAATATCATAAAGCTTTTGATCCTCTTTATCTAATATCCCAGTAAAGTAAATCTTTCTATCCTCAGTTGTTGGTTTTTCTATTTTATATTTCTTATCAAATCTAGATGGTCTATCTTTAATCCTAGCTGGTATTTTTTCCAGATTGTTTGTGGTTGCCACATAAACAACATTATCAATTGAGTTTAAACCGTCAAGAAAGTTTAAGAAAACTTCTTCACCAAACTTTTCGATCACAAGATCAATATCTTCAATAATACAAAGTAACGGTCTGGTTTTTTCAACTTTCCTAACCAATTTAGCCAATTCAACCCAATTAAAAGGGTTATCAAAATAAATCGATAAACCATTATATTCTTTTAATTTATCGACCAAAAGGTAAATTAATGATGTTTTACCACAACCTGGATCACCGTGTAAGATAATACCTCTCTTTGGTGTTAAGTTATATTTTTTAAACCTATCAACATTGTCCCAAAAATTAATTAAATCATTAATGATCTCATTGTGTGGTAAAGAAGGTAGGTGAAAGAATTCATCACTCTTATAACTTAGTTTAGAAACACCAAAACCATTACCATCGTTATATATCATGCTATATAACCCAGATTCAACAGTAGCGACTGTCTTAAAATTAAAAAAGAAATCAGTATTGTTTATTGTGTACCACGATTCGATTGATGGGTATATCTTCTCTAAGTGGTCTTTAAGCATTTCTTGTCCCTCTTCTGGTGACATCTCATATAATTCTTCTTGATCTAGCATTTGATTTTTTTGAAAAGTAATTTAGTTTATTCTGTTCTAAAGATTCCACTATAAGATTAGATAGTTCTTGCATTTTTTTAAACATTAAAGTAGAATTAAATTTTAATTTTTCTTTAGGGTATACTGTTAATTCAATGAACATAAAACTTTTTTTATCTGATGACATACCAGATGCTCTTAAGTCTAGATCAACAATAAAATTTTCGTTAAACGTTGTTACGTCAATATTATCCTTTATTTTGACAATAATCTGTCTTCTCATTATTCTAATGTATGAATCGTAGTTGTCTATCTCTTTGGGTTGGACCCATGATTCAACATTTAGATACACAGCGTTTAATTTAACAGCATCAATTGTACCGTATTTAACTCGAAATCTCTCGTCTGTAAAGAGTTTCTTTTCTTTCCCAAATTTGCATTGCATTTTGTTTCTTCATGTTTTAGTATATTTTATTTTTTTCTTATTATAATAATAAGAAAAAATGTTCATTAAAGCAAATTTCAGATATTTATAATTAAACACACATATTATGAAAATAGGAGACATCAAAAAATGGTCTTTCGGTGAAATGACATCGAACCCAGACGGAAAAACATCTGTAACATCAACATCAGGCTTTATCATCGTTATGATTGGCTGCTTATCATTCTTATTGGGGGTGATTGATAAAATGTTCATTGACAAAAGTATGGACGTAATTAACCAAGCGGTGGCTTTTACCATGATTGGCGCTGCTTTAATCGGTTATAAAAACTATACGGGTCACAAAGTATCAATAGCAAAATCAAATGCTGAAGCTTCGGCTAATGAGGTTGATACTACGGTTGAGGAAACCAAATAAGATATTCCGCTATAAGCGGTGTTTTAGGACCGTTCCAGTTATGGAACAAAAAAAGCCAGGATTCGCTACCCTGGCTTTACTTTTTATGGTAAAATGTGTTTTTTATTCGAAACTTTTCTTTAAATCAAGAACATTATCAATAACATCTAAAGATGGTTTTTGATTTTTCATCTCATTTAACTTTGATCTGACTTCTAACAGTTTTTTAACAACAATAATATCATCAGATTTATTTATTGTTTCCTCAACCACGTTTTGTGTGCTTTCGATCAATGTTGCGTAATAGCTATTAATAGCCGATTCATCGTTTTCAGCGAATAAATTTAAAACTTTAACTTGCTCCTCATTTAATTTTGAAATTTTATCAGATAAACTTTCATTGATCTTGTCAATTGATTCTTTTATTGAAACAATATTCTCATCAACTCTAGTTAAATGCTTAATTAAGTTTGTTTTATATTTAACCTTATCAATAAGCGATAATTTTTTATTAAAGATTAATTGGTCGATGCTCTCATTAACAACATTATTAACAATGGTAATATTTTCGGTTAAAGTTTTTAACGCATCAACTTTTGTTAAATCAAAAGATTTTAAGTGTGCAATTGATTCTTCAACAAACTCTTTTGCTATATCTTCGTTTTCAAATCTCATTGTATTTAATAAGTTGTAAACCTCATTAAATTCTCTCAACACATTATTTTCTTTTAATACTTTAACATACTTAGCAAAAGATTTTTTAAAATCTTTTTCACCCTTTTCTTGGTAAGTTTTTTCTAAATCTGAAAGAATACTTTCTTTTAATTGTCCAAACATTTGTTTAATATTTTTATATAAATATCCGTTATTTTTTTATTATACTAATAAATCATCAATTTCGTCAATTGTTTTTTTAAGAGCTTCGTTGATTAATCTATTTTTAGCCTCTAATTTTCTTTTGGTTATTTCAGCCAAAGGTTCCTCAGTACCAGGTATTTCAGCTCCAGCTTCGGGTGTTTCACCACCTGTTTCAGGACCAGGTATTTCAGCTCCAGCTTCAGCCCCAGGAACTTCCAATGGTGCTGTAAAATCGGTTCCACCAGCGGTATCACCACCACCCATGTCAGACATACTACCACCACCGCCACCACCAGCAGCACCCATATCACTACCAGTTCCAGAAGCACCAAGCGTCATGTTGTTAGGGTCAATTTTATAAATCTTATAAATGTCTCTGAATATACCAGTTTGTTTAATCGTTTCACCAAGAGCTTTAATTTCCTCACCACCAGCTTTTTCAACAGCTTGTCTTTGGATATCAAGTTTAATCTCATCATCGCTCATATTTAAGATTTCTTTCTTAGCATAAGTCATTGACATAGCTGAGAATCCGTTACCAGCGTCAGAAACCGCATCACGATATAAAGTAACTTTCTCTTTCCAGTTTTGGATCTTAAGCATTTCAGCCTGTGTTGATGGGCTTGTTAACGTTAATGTAAAGTTTTCCAAATCATCAGTAAATCCTTTGGTGTATAAATGGATAATAGCCATTTTATTTAACTCTTGGATAAGAGCTTTTTGTATCCTATGTACCGCTCTTGCAAAACGAACATCAAGAATGGCCAAGTTTTTACCGTCACCAGTAGTTTCTTCAAAACCAATAAAAGCTTTAGGTACTCTAAGTGCGGCAAGCATTTTCTTTTGGATATATTCGATATCGGCTATTTCTGATAGGTTTTGAGCCCCAGGAAGCGTTTCAATTGGCATTGCAAGGCTTGGGTCTCTAACAGGTATAAAGTAGTCTTGGTCAACAGCTAGTGCGTTATAACGTGTGTCTTGTTGTCCGTTGCTCTTATCAACCATATTAACTCTTTTAAAGTTATTTGCGATTTTGTCAACATAAGCATCAACATCTTTATCATCCATGTTACCAACGAATACTTTGTAAACACGTCTTTCTGGTGCTCTGGTAACACGATAAACTAACATCGCATCTTCAGATAACAACAATTGTTTCCAAATTCTTCTTACTTTTTCAAGCATTGATGTACCGTAAGGTAATCTTCTATCATCACCAAGTAATCTAAAGTGAGAAATTTCAAATGAATTAAATTCAACGTTTTTATCTTTCCAGAAAAACTTAATGTTCTTTTCTTTTTGTTGATCATCTAAACTGGTAATCTTTGAAAAACCAGGTTCAGATCTTGTCATTTCAATATTTGGTAATTGGGTAACACCCACGATACCTTGGTTAGGTACAATCTTGTTGTAAACAAAGTTATCACCATATTTACATACGTTTCTAGCCCAAGATGTTAGGTTAGCGTTAATATCTAACACATTTTCAAATAAATCTGTTAATTCTTTTTTTATTCTGGTACTATCAGAATAAATTGTTAAAACTTTACCGTTTTCATTTGCTGTTGTAGCCTCTTCAGCAAAAATATCCAATGCAACAGAAATTTCTGGCGTATATTCCATAGCTTCGTAATCATAATACGATGCAATTCTTGTTGGTTCGTAATAAACAGCTTTTTGATAAAGCTCATTATCAATTTTTTTCCATTGATTTTGTAGATATAGCGTTTGTTGCGCCTCTAACTTTTTTTGTTCCAAATCGTCACCACTTAACCCATTAAACGAACTAGGGTCAATGACATATTTTGGCCCATCGACTTCATTGCCAAGAACCTTATTTAACCTTTGGAATATTGTTAATCTATTATCTGCCATATATTTTTAATTTACGTATTCACATTCTACATATGGTGGAAACTTGTAGTTTTCTACAGCTTCATCCCATTCTTTTTTTTGCACATAAGTTGTTGTACCATCAGATTCTATAGAACATTTGATAGCGTCAACATTTCTTTGCAACGCTCTACCATCTCTTTTATCTAAATTTTTTGGGTCAATACCTCTAACGATTGATGTTGATCCAGGACCAGTGCTTCTACCTTGTTTAATTATGTTTGCCATTTTGTTTAATTGTTTTTAATTATTAGGTTTAGGTTTAGTTACGCCAAATAGCCAACCAAATTCTTTTGTGTTCATCATATTATTATTGGTGGCAAATTCATCCGAATTATAATATGATTTATCTGGATTTGGTGAACTAGTCACGTCTTTTAATAAATAGTCTGCATCTGTTTTTGTGTTACTAGTTGTTATTTTCCAACTATCTAACATAGCCCTAGTCATATTATCAGATTCTTGTAATCTTTTAAATGATGTATTGGCAACAAACAAACACATACCAAGAGCCATGATAAGGTCATCATGTGAGCCCTTCATGTGGTCTGGTTTACCGTTTTTATAAACGAATTTTTTTAGCTCAGCTGTCAATCTTTCGCTACGTATTTTAAAGCCACCTCTAGCAACAGCTTCTTCTAAAGCCGCCACAATTTGACTTCTTCTATTTTTAGACGCAAAATTTATACCTGGTATAGCATTTTCATCTGGCATGTAATACATGCTGTTACTATCACCATCATTATCATAGTGTAATAGTTTTTTAGGGAACCCTAGTTCTTTAAGTTTTTGTGTTGACGCTATGCCCATACCACCAGTGATATCAAAAGTTGATAACGCATCGTACATTCTTCCATACTGATCAACTATTAGCGCTGCAACGTCTGGTGGAACTTTACCATGATACTCTAAAACCTGTTCGAATGTATCATAATCAATAATACACATACCAGTGGCATCCTCAGAGTCACCACGAGATACGTCAAGTGCTAAGATATACCTATGACCCTTTTCAGGTAGTTTCCATATCCATAAATTACTATCCCAAGCTTTGTCTTTAACAATTGGGTCAATAACATTCTCTTGTTCTTGTTTTCTAATTACCTCACCCTCAATAACGTTATCACCAGAACCAATAAACGCACATTCCAACTCCTGGTTGATCATACGTTTGTTAAAGTTCATGTCTCTACACATGTTTTCATACCATGTAGAGTGTGGTTTATAGCCATCGCTAATAAATTTAGCTATAACATCAGGGTGTAGATCGATTACAGATTCAACAACCTCTTCGTGTTTTTCTGTATTCGGTTTTTGAATCCAGTCTACAATATCTTTAGTTTTAATTAAACGTAAATCTTTGTTGAATCGTGGATCTTGCCACCATTTTAAGTGTGTTACACAGAAACTATTATCACCTTTAATAGCACCTTCATATGAGGCGTAGTAGATAGGATCTAAACCGTTAGGTGTTGAAATTAATACAGCTTTACCACCAGTACCAATTGAAGCCAAACACGCTGTCCATAGTTCTTGTCCACCTTCAACGAAGGCAGCCTCATCAATTAATAGGACAGTAGGTGTATAACCACGCAAAGCATCTTGTGAT